TCTCCTGTGAGTCGTAGGGCTTCAGTCGCGCCAGCCATGGGCATTCCGTCTCTGATTTTGTCGAGCAAGGCGTGAGCATCACTTTTTGTCATAGTTAGACACCATTTGTTTTCTGAGTTCTGCAAGTTTTGCAAGTGCTTCGCGCTTGGCTGTTTCGCTGTATTCGGGTACTTTTTGCTCTATTTGCACAAGTGGCTCACGTGGCGGTATTACAGGACCATGCTGACAAATAATGCGAAATTGCAACGATGAAGGCGGTCTAACAGGGTCAATGTGCGTTAGCGCATAGTCCATTGATGGGCGATATGTAAGAAAAGAACCTAGCGTTCCAATCCATTCGTTACGAATCAGATTAGGGTCTATGCCATCCCACTTACGCGCAAAGTCGTTGCCGTAAATAGCGTTCATGCGACCAAAAATGTAATCAAAGCCTTGAGATTTTTCACAAAAGTCGCTCATTTTTCACCTCTTCAGTTTGCCAAAAGGGCTTTTTTGGCGTTGTTAAGCCGTTTGTCAGCACAGACATTGAGTTTGACAGTCGTTCAGAGTGAGATTGTTTCTCTTTCACCCAGTCTGCTTTGAAAGATTGCCAGTTTCTAACGACTATTTCGTTTAAAGCGTTTTCCAGCGACCACCCTGCTTTGTTTGCTTCGCGTTGAATACCCGCTATCACCAATTCTGTAATCTGCGCCTTCTTAGTTTTCCTTTGTTTAACAAAAGAATCCCAAACTTCTTGTGAAACACCGATAGGTGTAGCAACGATAGTTGCTTTCTTATTGTGTTTTGTGTCTTGTGTAATGTGTCTTGTGTTGTGTGTAGCATTGCTATCGCTATCCGTTCGCAATGCGTTCGCATCTTTAGTCTTATTCCATCGTGCTTTGGCACTTTCGCTTGCTTTCTGAGATTTGTCACCAGCCTTAGAAATTTCAAAGTTTGCTCTGTTGTTTACCCAACCATCTTTTGTCTTTACAAAGTATTCTCGCAATACGATTTCAATGCAGTCGCAATGCGAACGCATACGAATCTGTCGAGCAGTTTCTTGTAAGTCGAGCGGTATGGGGGTTTCGTGAAGATAGTACCAATCGAGCAAACGCCGATAAGTTAAATCTTCCATTTCGGAAAGATGTTCCGTGTGACTTTTGTAGTCACCAATATTAAATTGGTAATAGTGCATTTTCAGACCCGTAACTAGACCCTTGAAAGAAACTGCGGCAGGAGGGGTCTGTTCTCTTTTCGATACGCTCATGACTTCGTATCTAGCCGTGTCTCCATTATATGCTACCAGTTTTCATGCAAACCAACTAGGTCTGAGCAACTGCAACTGCCAGATTCTTGCTTGTGGCACTTTGACCCATTGGGAAACAGCGGCCTGACTGATACCCAGTAGTTTTGCAAGTTCAACCTGTGAGCCTGCAAGAAAAATTAACTTTTGTTTATCCATGTGGTGGATTATACATAAGCAGACTTATGTTGTAGGTGGGCAACATTAGTGAAACTACTTAGAAAATAATCTTGACAATGCTATAAGTTCGCTTATAATTCATCCATGCCCTAACAAATCGTAAGGGTCTTTTAAAAGGAAATTAACATGATGAATTGCAACTGGATGGTTACTTTAGCAGTTAGCCAACGCAAGGCTTTGTTGAAGTTTGGTTATACAACACAACAAGTTAACGCTATGAGTCTTGCTGACACAACACAAGAATTAAAAAATCTTGGTTACGATTTCAAAGCAAACTCTCCACTCAAAAACAAATAAAAAAAGGGCGAAAGCCCTTATTAGTGTAAACACTTAGAAAATAATTGTTGACAAACACTTAATCTCGCTTATAATTCAATCAATCCCCAGCGCAACGCATAGGGTCTTTTTAGAAAGTATGTATGAAAAAAGAACACGCAGAATTTGATTGCATGGTGTGTGAGCACCCAGATGCACCAGATGTAGACCTCGAATGTTACTTTGACGGGCAAACCGCTAATCTTTGGTTTGTCTACATCGGTAACGCGCTCATAACTGACTTACTGCGTGACACAGTAATTCAAGCACTTGAACGCACTTATATAAAAGCCTGCAAAGAAGAATCTGAGCAAAATGCGCTCGATTACGCACTTGCTCGTTATGAAAGCAAACACTATGAAACTTGATAAATACACACAGCACACGATAGAAGGTCCTTACCAGCCCTCTATTCCCACACTTGCAGACAAAGTTATCTTCTGGTTATCTGGCTTTGTCGCGGGTTTTATCTTGGCACTTTTAACGATTGGAAAGTAAATGCGACTAGAACTTGACATTAGCGATTTGAAATACTTTATTGCTGAATACATCAAAGATGCGTACAACTTTGAAACGCTAGAAAGCAATTTCACTTACGACTTAATCGACTTTGATGAACACTTATTTGGTCTTAACTGCGAAGTTATGGACAAAGACGAATACACACGCATCAAAGCAGAGATTGACGAAGAAAAACGACTTGAAGAACTTAACAAAGGAACTGTATGAAGAATATTGCGACTGCTCTTGTCAAAGCACAAATTGCTTTTCAACCCGCGCTGAAAAATTCGCTTAATCCGCATTTTCGTAGCAAGTATGTAGATTTAGCATCTTGCGTTGAATCAGTCATTGACGCATTAAACGCTAACGGCATATTCTTGTTTCAGACAACATCGGAACACCCAGACGGCATTATTTGCGAAACAAGTTTCTTGCACGAATCTGGTGAACGATTGGACTGCGGCAAACTGTTCTTCCCTGCACCCAAACACGACCCGCAAGGGTTCATGTCGTGCTTGACTTACATTCGTCGGGCGTCGCTTATGGCGGCTACCTCGCAAGCCCCAGAAGATGATGATGGAAACGCGGCATCTAAAAAGCCTAAAGAAGTAAAAGCAAATCAATCGCTAATGCAAGACCACTTAACTGCTATTCAAGATGCAAAGAATGTAGAAGAACTGCAAACAGCGTTCAAAGATGCTTACAAAGCGGCAGGCACAGACAAAGAATGGCTCGAGGCTGTAACTGCGGCTAAAGATTTAATGAAAAGGACTTTGAAATGAACAACCCACCAGCATTTCCAAATGACGCAGTAAAAGACCCTTTTGATAAAGCAGGCATGACATTGCGTGATTACTTTGCGGCTAAGGCTATGCAAGGAATGTTGTCAGAAAATTCAGGCATCAGATACCCAACTGATGAACTTGTAGATTTTGCTTACAAGGTGGCAGACGCAATGATGAAAGCGAGGAAAGAATAATGGAACAACGCACAGAAGAATGGTTTAAAGCACGACTTGGCAAAGTCACAGCAAGTCGTGTAGCAGATGTAATCGCAAAAACTAAAAGCGGTTATTCATCAAGTCGAGACAACTACATGGCGCAGTTAATTTGCGAGCGTTTAACTGGTCAACAGGGCGAATCGTACACAAATGCGGCTATGCAACACGGCGTTGATACCGAACCCCTAGCGCGTTCTGCGTATGAGGCTCTACACGGGCTTTTAGTAGAAGAAGTAGGCTTTGTACAGCACCCGACTATTGAGATGGCTGGCGCGAGTCCTGACGGGCTTGTAGGGCTGTTCGGTATGTTAGAGGTGAAATGCCCAAATACAGCAACGCATATTGATACTTTAATCAATTCAACAGTACCTACCAAATACATAACGCAGATGCAATGGCAAATGCGATGCTGTGACAGACAATGGTGTGATTTTGTGTCGTTTGACCCAAGACTACCGCTAGACCTTCAGTTGTTCATAAAAAGAGTCGAATTTGACGCTGAATATGTAGCAATGTTGGAGAAAGAAGTTAATCAATTCTTAGATGAATTAGTTAAGAAAATCAATAAATTACCAAGGGTTAAAAATGTCTAAAACACAATACGAAGTTAGCGTCATCACAAGCAAATATACAAACAAAGATGGCCAAGAAAAGAACCGCTATCAGCGCATCGGCTCGGTTATTGAGACCAAGAACGGCCCTATGCTCAAGTTTGACTGTATGCCCATCGTAGAGGGCGGCTGGTCTGGATGGGCGTACATGAACGCGCCAAAGCCTAAAGATGACTTTGCGGATGTCGACTTTTAATTATGTCGAAGTTCCTTTAACTGAAACTGAAATTATGGTCTGCACATATATCGGTAAGTTGAGGAATCATGTCACCAGTCAGTTTGCCAAAGACCGCAGGCAAGACAAAACCATTGATGGCGTGAAAATGTCCATTGATGGTGTGCTTACCGAATATGCGGTATCTAAGTACCTAAAACTGCCGTTTGACCTTAACTGTGATTTTCGCAAGTTTGGGGCTGACTTGATAACGCGCAAAGGCAAAAAGATTGATGTTAAGTGCGCCAGCAAGATTGGCGGCAACCTTAACGCAGTCTTTTGGTCTGGCACAAAACCAGTAGATGTATTCGTCTTGACCGAACTCCACACCTCTTGTGTGCGGATTATTGGGTGGATTTACCGAGAGGATTTCTTGGTGGAAGATAATCTAATTGACACGGGCAATGGGGAATACTACTCTCTTAAACAATCGCAACTAACACCATTTGTATGAGACATATCGGCATATCCATCCCACACCGCCCAACAGAAGAAGATGAAGCCTTCAACGAAATAGAGCGTAGGTCAAAAGTCAAACAAGAATTGATTAAATCGCCTTCTACGGATGCTAAATTGCAAGCCGAGGTGTTGGCATTAACCATTGCAGTTAAAGCGCTTACAGAGCGCGTAGAAAGGCTAGAAAAGTGAACAAAGAAGCAATGAACCAAGCGCTTGAGGCGTTGGAATTGGCAAAAAGAAGTTATGGGGTAGTGTTGTTGTCTGACCCACCACAAGATGCTTGGAAAATAAGAGATGTTAATGGAAAAATAAATAATGCCATTAAAGCCTTAGAAGAAGCATTGGCACAACCCCATGAAATGACTGTAAGAGAATTTAATCAAATGATAGAAGATGACCCACATTATCACGAATGGTTAAAAAAACGGAGACAAAATGAACGCATTTCACCCTGATTTTTTTGCAACCTATTACCCAAAGTTTTGGGATTTCTCCAAGAGCCAACAGGCACTAACAGCAGAGCGCGAAATGGCTAAACGAAGTGTCAAGCCTAAACGCTTTTATGTTTATGCGTTGGCTGACAGAATCAAACCACCTAAAAGGAGGTATGTAAATCTATGACACAAGATGAAATCATTGAGATGGCTAGACAGGCTGGATTAGGTTTTTTGGATGAGCCGAATTGGATGTTTCAAGACAAACTTGAAGCCTTTGCCAAACTGGTAGCAGAGCGTGAGCGTGAGGCGTGTGCAAATATTGCAGACGAATGGGCGGTGGGTTGGCCTCACCCATCACAAGTTATTGCTGAACGAATAAGGGAAAGAACATGATTGAAAGCATACTAACCATTATTGTCACGCTTCTTATTGGCGCGTTTATTGGTGCTGGCGTGTTAATCGCAATTATGTGGGTTAGCATTGACAAAGACTAAGCGTAGGCTCTTGTGCCTTGCTTATCAATGATTAACGCTTGTTTGCGTGGTGTTCCGTTGGCATCGTTAGGCACAGAGATATGAGTCCATCGGTCAAACTCACGAATGATTTGGTCATAGCCAATACCAGACGCAATAACCGCCTTCACCACTTCGTCAGGAGTCATGCCTGGCACTCTCAAGTCTGCCGCGCACCCTACCCTATGCTGACTGCTATCTTTTGAGCCTACCGCGTCATTTACCGCTTTAGAACGGAACGCAGAGTTGACCATAATTGGCTTACCGCCAAGTACACTTTTGACTGTTTCAAGGAAACTAGCCAATCTTTTAAGGTTTGCAAGTTCAGTTTCATTTGGTGTGTTCTCCAAGTCCCGATGGTCGGTGTGTGTTAGTTCTTCAAGTGTAAAATGCTCACTCAGTTGCATCTTTTTTCTCCCCAATATGGATGCCAGTAATTAGTCCAATAAACCCACCAACGATGGTTTGGAAGGCTGGCCCAATAATGTCAAACACAACTTTGTCATCTACTGACGGGTCATATATCGCCACAGCAAAGAGCCATATCATTGAACCCACCACACCCATTAAGGACAGCGTGGCAATTAAAGTCACCACATCTTTTAAGTTAAATCTCATTTGCGTTTCTCCATTACTTTTTCAACAGTACGACCGCCAAAATACGCCAACATAACCAGTTGGCCCCATTCACCCAAAAGTTTTACATAACTCTCGTTTACATTGATAGCCCATGCGCTCATCATGGCAAACAGGAAATAAGCCCCCAGAATCGCTATAAGCGTCATAGGGCGAATGTTTTTAGATAACCAAGAGTCAGACTTCATGTCTGCTTCCCAACGCGCTGTAACGGCTTGTAACTCAGCCTTGGCAAAGTCGGCTTCGGCTTCTGCTAACTTTTGTGCGGCTTGTGGGTCGCTAGAAATAGCCTTTGCTACTTCTTCAACAGAGTCACTAACGCCAAACTTAGAAGCCAAAGCACTAATAGCGGCACCACCCAAAGGCCCAGCAACAGCAGTAGCAAGGCTAGGCGCAACCCCTTTAAGCATATTGAGTAAGTCATTCATTTGCTTTCCTTTAATTCTCGTTTAAGTCTGCGTAACTCTTTGATTTCTTGCTTAAGTTGGTTTTTCATGTATAGCGTTTCAATGTAAGCAATAGAAGTCGTGGCAACTATGAGGCACAACGCCACCGCAGTTAAAACCCACCCGATAAGACGCGCAGTTGCCACATCAGCCACCCAAATAGTAAAGATATAAATGCCACGGCAGTTACCCCACTTGTTATTTCAATAAACCGAATTTCGTCTTGCTCTTGCTTCCAACGCTGTTGTCGTAACTTTCTCACCTCTTGACTTCTTGCCCATTCTTGCTCTTGTTGGATTTTTGCATACATCTTTAAAAATCTGGTGTATATCGCCTTGAGTTCTGCTGGCGCATATACAGTCATTTGCTCTCGAATCTCAGCATCTAGGTTCTCCATCTGAAGTTCCACTAATGCCCGTTCAATCGCTTTTTTAGAGGTGTTTTGCGTTGGGTCATAGTGTTCCTTTGACTCTGCTTCTAGCGAGGCGTAATAGTTGTTTAACTGTGCTTGTATGTCAAAGAAGTTCCCAAGTTGAACTCCGACATTTTTGATTGTTTGCAGTTCAAGAGTTTCGTAGGACTCATCTTTTTTGGCTTTTTTTTGCGCCACAGGCTTGGCTTCGGTAGGCTTTGGTTTGTCAGCAAATAGCCCAACCAACCAATCCCATAGCCCTTTAAGAGCCTTAACATCTTCCAAAACTCCCTCGGCTGTGGCTTTAGCGTTCTCCAGTTGCATCCGACCTTCGTGCAACATTGAGCAACCTTGCTTAATAGCAGATACTGCGCCTTGGGCAAGCATAAGAAGGCTAAAAGGGTCAATGTCACACTCCGAATAGTTTGTGGATGATGGTTGCCGCCACGCCAGGCCCTAACAACACACAAGCCATTACCGCGTACAAAAGATACTCAATCTTGGTCATGCGCTTTTCGCCCATAGCCAATGAATCTTCAATCTTTTTGTATCGTTCAGCACAGATGGCTTCGTGAACAGCGATGCGTGTTGCTACATCATCCATCTTAGGCTTTCTGGATAAACGCTAGTGCGTAGTAAGTAGGAAGAATAGAGAATGATGTGCCAGAACCAGTAGAACTGTTAGCCACAGTAATACCAGTAGTAGCAGTATTAGTTGCGCTTGATGAAGTTGTGTAAGTGTTGCCAGTATTTTCGCCTTTCCAACCAGAAGCCCCACCGCTTGTTAAACCTTGAACTGGTGTAGCAATTACATGGCTATGTGCAGGGTCTGTAACAGTTGCTGTGTGCGTGTGCGCTGGTAAGTTATTAGTAGTCAGAGTTACAGATGTAGCACCACCCGTTCCGTTAACAGCATAAGTAGAACCAGCACCAACCACGAATCTGTCTGTCAGATTAGGTGTGCCGTTTGAACCATCGCATAGATACCAACCCGATGGGATAGAACCAATCGAGCCAGACCACATCGAGATTAAACCCGCAGGAATCGTAGCCCCAGAGGTAGCCTGTACGCCAATAATTCCATATAAGTTATCGTATGTCTGAATCACAGCGTTAGTTGAATCAGCAAGAACAAACTTATAGTTCACGCCATAGGTCAACCATATCTCTGCTGGCGGTCTGCCATCCGTTCCTAATTGAATCGGGTTGGTGTTAGATGAAGTGCCACCATTGTCTGTATATGTAGTTAAAGGCGTTGTAGAGCCTGCTTGGTAGGTATACAGATAACCACCCGCAAGTGGTAAGCCAGTAGTGGTAAAGAACTGAAAGCCGTTACCGATGGGGGAGAGATTGACTGCCATGTGTGTCCTTATGGTCTATTAGGTAGCATATTGCTTAGTTCAACGCGATATGGATTTGTTTGTTGTTCGGTGTATAGCAAGTCTGCTAAAGCATTTGCGTTTCTTGGATTTAAACCAGTTACATCGGCAAAGTCTGATAGTTTTCTTCCCACACGACCTCCAGCATATAAACCTTCTCCAACAAGTCTAGGAGTTTGGAAAGGTATTGCCGCCAATGTGTATGGAGAAGTAGGATTAGCAAGCGCACTTAAAAGAGCCGCACCCTCTAAACCACCGCCAACCGCGCCCCTAGCAACGGGTGAACTTAATGCTTGACCAGACAATGCGCTAATAAAAGGTCGACCGCCTTCCATTTCTAATTGTTTAGCAAGGTCTAATCGGTTGCCGTAGTTTGTGTTGACATTGTTTCTTGTCAAACTTTGCAATTTGCGCAATGCTGTATCAGCAGAAGCACGATTACCCAAAGACAATCCTCGCTCAATTTCACTTATGTTTTCAGAAGCATTTGTGTAATCGCTCATTACTTTGGAGTAAGTAGGCGCTTGGTCTGCAATAGTTGATTTAACAGCATCGTAAATATTTTTACCCACTCGACCAACACTTTTTGCTTCGTAAGGTATTTTTTCATTTTCAGCACCAAGCATTTGTTTAAGTTTGTCTAAGCCTTCTGGTGTATGGTAAATATTTGGGTCTTTTTCTTTCCACGCATCTATCTTTTCTTTTAATTTTTCTAAATGGCTATGCGCGGCTTCATCAATAATTTCGCCATGAAAAGTTGTTTCTTTTAATGCTTTATTTATGGAATTTTCAATGTCAGCAAAGTCTAAAACATTTTTATCGTTAGATATATCAACCATACCAGAACGATAAGCCTGACTTCTGTTTTGGCGCATTACATTTAAATTGTGCCTAGCATTGTCTAGCGCTTCTGTCATTGGCGCTTCACCACGAAGATTTTTAAGAAATGTTTTATCTCCTTCAAAACCCGCTTTGGCGGCATTGGCAATGTTTTCAGAGCCAGTTCCCGTGGATATACCAAGCAAATGTTTGCCACCCAATCCAACAGTAGAAGTTACAGCCGTCAATGGGTTTGTGTATTTAGCACCAGTTTCCAATATTTTTTCTGAAGCACGAAGAACAGGCGCAACTTTTGTTGCACCACCTATTTCGGCAACTTTTGCTAAACCACCCATGCCACCAGAACCCATAGAAAGCACAGTAGAAATGTCAGATGCAACGCCTATTGGGTCTTTTGCCAAAGCCTGTTTAAAACCTTCAGCGCTTCCATAGCGTTCTTTAAAATGTTCTGCCATAGCCTGACCAGCAACTTTGCCTCGACCTATGGCTGGTTGAGCATTAGGGTCAATCATTGATTCTGGGATTACCTTAGACAACCCTGCTTGCATCAAATCAGAAATAGAAGATAGTGTTTGCTTTGGGTTAGTTATGCTTTCATACAAACCTTTGGCAAAATTTAATGCACTTTGTGGCACATTTGTATAGGCTTGTACGGCTACATCAGACAAGGGCATACCTTCTGGTGCTTGCGCATTTTGCAAAATAGTTGCAAAGTTTTCAGAAGAAATAGGCGTAGATTTTTTTTGTGACTTACCTTCGTTAATAAGCCCAAATAAATCGTCAGAACTAATTGGTTTTTTTGTATCGCCCATTATTTTGCCCCACGAACTAAATTTTCCAACTCTTGTTTTTTATTAAACAAATTGTCCATTTGTTCTTTAGACATTCCACCAAATGTTTTTTTCAGTTGCTGAATATCGGATTTAGATAAATCTTCCATTGAACGATTACCAACGATACCAAGCAAATGCGTTACATTGCGGTCTTGGTTAATAATATTAAACCTATTTTCAAATTCATTGATGGCCGCCAAGTTAGGTTTATTTGGATTTCCTTGGTATTTCAAAATACCTTGGTTAAACAATTTCTCAGAAACCAACATACCTTTATCGTTATAGATAATGTCACGCAAAGCATTTATATCAGTACCAAAACTTCCAAATGCCTTTCTTTTTGACGCTTGGTCTTGATTAGACCTTGAATCTCTTTGTTGGATTCTTTGTTCAAGATATTTTTGTATTTCTACTTCATCTGAATTTAATCCAATTTCACCAGTTTTGTTGGCGATTGCTTCAGCAAGTTTACCAACGCTAATTTTTTTACTTTCCAACAATTTTAAAATTTTGTCGTTATTAGTTTCTTGGTTTGGAATTGAATTTTCATTTGCCAAACTTAAATTATTGTTTGCTTGAGCAGGCATTGCAGACAATCTAGCAACACGCGCTTTGTAAGCCTCAACAGTCTCACCAGGTGATATTTCAATACCGCCTCTTGCACCAAACTGTTGGTTCATACCCGATGCCGCACCGCTAACTGGCGCACCAGCAGGCGCAGGCGCTCTAGCGGGCGCAAGTGGAACATTAGCAGGCGCAACAGCGGGCGCACCAGCAGGTGGTCTTTGTTGCATTGCTGGTGGTTGTAAAACTGGGTTAGATTGTGCAGGATTAACAATGCCAGGCGCACCAGCACCGCCATATTGCCTTGGTAAACCAGTTTCGCTTGTAGCAAGTTGAGGTGTAAGACCTTTGATGTATTTTGTGCCTGGTATTGGTTCGCCCAAAGGAATCGCACTAAATTGATTAGTAGATGTAGTTTGTCCACCAGTACCATAATCAACAGCAGTACCGCTTGGGTTTAATGCGCCTGTGCGTGAAGCGGCATCTAAACCTTCTATATGGCGCTCTTTGTAGTATTGGCGCAAACTGCCTGGGTTTGTTGTCGCTATATCAATATAAGGCGCTAAAAGGTCTTTTGCTTTATTTAATGGTATGCCTAAGTCTTTGGCTGTCTTTAAACCATTTTCTTCTACTAATTTTTTAAGTTTTTCTGTGTCAACAGAATTAGGGTTTTTTTCAGCCTCAACAATCAAAGGATTGTTAATCATGCGAATTTGGCCATTGGCTATTTTTTGCATTGTCTTTTCAGCAAAACCCAATGTGTCGCTTTCAGTTTTAATCTTTTGCTGTGCAAGTTCTTCTGTGGATTTACCAACCGCCAAAGGATTCATCTTTTGCGCTTGTTCAATTTCCATCCGCGCTTTTTGCAATACCAATGGATTGGCTTCTTCTGCTTGTTGATACGCTTGTGCGCCACGAGCAATACTAACCATGTCTGCAAGAGACATAGGCGTTGGTGGTTTAATTCCGAGTGCTACTGGTTCAGCCATGATTATTCACCTGTAAATGATGGGACAAACCCTTGACCGCCACCCATTCTTATGCCTTGACCGCCACCCATAGTTGGGTCGTTTGGCGCGTAATTTGTAGTCATACCACCCCCGCCAGTTAAACCATAATTTGCGATTGGATTTCTTTGCCCCAATATCTGAGACAACATATATTGATTACCAGCACCTTGCAAACCGCCAGCCAAAGCATTAGCAGAACCCACAGTTCCACTTGCTTGCGCCGCACCAAGATTTTGAATTGTGCTACCCACAGTATTTGCCGCTTGTGTTCCTGCATTTGCAGTTGTGTTGTATGCGTTTTGACCTAAACCAGCAATGCCAGCCAAAGTGTTGTAAATGTTTGTGCGGCCAGTTTGGAAACGATTGAAAGCGTTTGTAAACTCACCTGATGCTAACCCTTGTGTGTAATCTTGAGCACCTTTTAAAGCGTTTCCGCTAACCATTCCACCACCCATGTTTGCCATGCGATTGGTGGCTTCTTGACCTTGTTGCAAACGGAATTGGTAGCCTGGGTCTATGCCTTTGGAAAATTCTTCTGGTGTGTATTGTTGAGTTAAATAACCCGTTCCTACACCTTGCCCAGTTGGGTTTCCTTGTTCGTCATACATTCCATAAGTGCCAGAACCCAATGCACCAAGTTGATTTAATGCGTTGTAGCCTGCCGCACGACCAGCCGCGCCTTGTTGTTGGATAGTATTGAACTGTTGTCTTTGGAAATCTAAAGCATTAGCCGCCGCACCAGCCTGAGTGTTAGCCGCGCTTTTTGCCGCTTCTGAACCCAAATAGCCAGCCGCGAGCGTAGCCCCACCACCAATAATTGCCGCTGTTACCCATGACATTTAAATACCCTCCAAGGCTTGCACCTTTAATTTATTAGATGAGTCATACAAAGACAGTTCATCTGGTTCTATCAATTCTTTTTCAATCTTGTCTAAATTGGTTTTACTTGTTTTGTGAAAAGTAATTCCAATAGCATCAGTCACAGCCAAAGTTACACGCTTCGTACCCGCTTTAGAACACAGCACATCGCCAGCGTTCAAAGTGACCATGCCCTTTTCAGACCAAGCAATAATCTGCCCTTTGGCGCACATAAAAAAGTGGTCTTTCTTATGAACTTTGCCAACAATTAGCGTTCCTGCTGGTCTGATTAACTTTCGACAATACATCCCACCAGAAAAGTAATGCTCAGTCTCCAATTCAACCTGTGGCATCTTTATCATTTCATGCTGTAAACGCTCAATTTCTTCAAGCGTTGGCACATGATTGTGGGCTAATTCCATGTTATACATTGTAATATGGCACTTTGTATGGAACGCCATTTATTGTTATATTAATGAAGCCTACGGGGTTGCTAGGCAATGTGCCAGAACCAGCCGTAGCCGTTGTTGCCGAACTGAAGTTAAGCAGATTCAAAAAGAACTGTTGCCACGCCCTTGTCGGTCTTTTGGTCTGTCCGTCAAGAAACTCTGTCTGGGGGTATGGGTTTAACTGCGAAGTATTGGAAATGCCAGTAACCATTAGTTTTCTCCCTGAGTCGCTTTGAGGTTAGCCGAGATAATCACAGC